TTGCGTCGGCGGATAGCCAGGCCGGCGCACGCGGCACACTGGCGATGCTCGCCGCGTCGGTTACGAGATTATCGGGCTTGCGTCCCCTCATGCCGCCCTCGCAATGCACTTGATTTCCAGGCCGCGCTTGCGGCCTAGCTCGCGGGTTTCTTGAATATCAAAGGTCACGCCGTCATAGCTCACGCGGTCGGAAACGGTCACGCCAGCGACGTAGTGGGTGCGAAAGGTGATGGTGTTGCCGGACTCCGCGCCTGCACTGTCGCGGATGAACTCGGCGGTTGATTGCTGCACGATTTCCGCGCGCAAGGTCGCAAGCGTCGTCCATGCCAGCGTCGCTGTGCCGGCGTCGTCAATGGTTTCGGCTGCGCGTTCAATCGTAATGATGCGGTCTAGCTTGCCGCTGCGGATCATGCCGGCAATTCCTCGATAGTGGCGCGGATTGTTAAAACGCCGTGTGCCGTCACACCGTCGGGGTCGCGCATAAACCGTGCGTTCTCAAAGCGCATATCGAGACATTGGAACCCGTCGCGGCTCCATGTCTGGCCACGCAAGGCGTTCCGCATAGCGCCGGCAATCAGCTTCGTATTGGCCAGCCCGTCGCGGCTCCAAACGTGCAGCGTGCCGTACAGCGTGGAATAGCGGTCAACTCCCGCAACCTCGCCTAGCTGTAGCTCTTGCGCTTCCCCAATGCTGATTGTCGGGAAGCGTTCGGGTGCGCCGATCACGTCCAGAATGTGAGTTTCGGGCACGAGCGCCAGCACGTCGGGGTTAGCGATTAGCAGCGCGCGGGTCGCTTTCTGGAATGCAAGCGCCGCGCTCATTTCGCCCATCCATCGCGCACAGCCTTGCCGATTGCACGCTTGATGCGGGTCGCCATGCGCTTCCTTAAGAGCCTGTACGCCACGAAAAAGAACGGCTGTGCCGGTGTTCGGCTAGTCCCGAACTCAACCCATCTGGCGTAAAACGCGCCTTTGTCGCCAGCGACTACCTTGCGCTGCAATTCATGATCGCCGGGTTCACTATGAATACTGTCAATTAGCTTGCCTGTAAGGCGCGACGATTCGGCAAGCGCCTGCATGGTGCCGACAAGCTCATTGCCGGACTTTTCCAGCGCCGGCTGTACGGCTTCCTTCACAGCCTTGGGAATAGCCGCTAGGCGCTTTTCCAGCCGAGCGAGTTGGGCAGACTTCGCCATTTCACGCCGCTTTCGCGATTAACCGCAACCGCGCTGCAATTGCGGTGCGCCCGGTGTCTGACTGCCCCATGGCCTGAAAATCGTCTGTCATTTGATCGTGGTGCGATTCTAGCCAGGCGTGGAACGTTTCGGGCAGCTTGGCCAGCGCCGTTTTAATATCGTCGGCAGGAATGCCCCGCTCGCGCATGCAGCGGGCAAGAACATCGCGAGACGAGCGAACGAACGAAAGGTTGTTAACCCCGCCGGTATGATGTCTGCGGAGAATCCATTGCAGCCCGTCGCTTGCCAGCGACCAATGCGGGTTGATTTGTAGAAAGTGCCTGTCACGCATAGTTAGAAACTCCATTCCTGATAGCTGGCGATTAGGTCGCGCACGCCTAGGGGCAATTCCATCGGGACCACGCCGCTCGCGCCGACGATGGCTGCTTCGCGGTTCTCATACCAATTCGCGGCTAGCAATTTGATCGCTTCCTTGATCGCCGCTGGCACCGCATCTGCATCGCCGTAGCCGGCGCTGTAGGTCACGGTCACAGCACCGGCGACGCATGCCGCGACTGGCCAGCACGTTCCGGGTATCGGGTAAATCAACGTGCGGCGTTCGACGTTAAGCGGCGTGGCGATGTAGTCGCCGGCATCGACCGTCTGTGCTGCTAGATCGGTGTCGAGATATGCGACGCTCGTGACCGACTGCACCGGCGAGCGTGGCAATTCCAGGCCGCTACGGGCGAAGCTGTCAAAGGTCGCCGTGAGCGATTGAGTCAGGAACGCCTTGCCAGTGACGCGCTCCAAGTGCTGTTCGGCCGCAGCGATCTTGCCGGCGAGCAAGTCGGTATCTTGATCGGCCGGTAGATTCAGATGCGCTTGAAGCTCACTAACGGTCACGCTTGGCATGTTGAATCCGTAGGTTGTGAAACACTATTTTGCTCGTATCTTGCGCGATGCAGGTCCGCCGGTCCTTTGGTGTTTTCGGAAAGTTTCGACCCACCCCCGCGTTGCCTCTCCGCTGGCGTCAGCACTCTTTCCAGTGGCCAGCCGCGACTGAAACGCCGATGCATAGCGGCGACTGTTATGCCTAGCTCGTGCGCCCACTCTTTGACCGTGAGAGACTGCCCGTTGTGGGTGAACTTGCGCGGGCTTCGGCCACCGCTTGCCATACGCTGTCGCTGCGGCTTGCTATGGTATTCTGCAATCTCTTTCGTGGCGTACTCTATAACCTTGTGCATGCTGGCATCGGCGTACTCACAGACCAAGGCCAAGTCCTTGCTAGGCGTCGTGAGCCAGCGCCGTGCTTGCGCAGACTCAACAGCACTGATCCGCTTCACGTCAACGGTCGCATCGGCGAGCGCCTGCTTGATGACTGCACGCCACAGCCGTTGGTGATCTATCCCGATCATGGCTGTGCTCGCCGCTCACGCGCTTGCTTGGCGCTGTTGTGGCAGTGGGCACATAGGGCTTGCCAGTTGTTTCGATCCCAAAAGCGAGTGCGGTTGCCGCGATGCGGAATGATATGGTCCACAACGGTCGCCGCTTCGCCGCAGCGTTTACACCTTGAATTGACTTGCAGGAATAGAACGCGCTCGCGTTGCCATCGTGAGTCATAGCCGCGCTCGCGTGCGTTGGGTCGGCGCTTATCTGCTTCGGCCTTGCGAGCACGCTGGCAATAACAGGTCACGCCGTAGGGCACGCGGCGACCGCAGCCGCAGATATGGGGCGCGGCAAACGGCATTAGGTCGGACTCCGGTTCGCGCCGGTTGCTGCCCATGCTTTTAGCTTGGCGTGCGCTTCGGTTATATCTGCTTCGGAATGGTGCAGCGGTGCAGTCGGGTCGCTGTCCGACTTGGAACCGAAGATCGCCTTGAGTAGATCAACCCGGCCCTTATGCGCAGCGAGGATTTCTGCGGGTGTGGCGTTCCATGTGGCCTCCGCTGTCCATCCAAGCCAGCCCGTGCCGATTTCAAAGAGCTTGGTGTAGTAGGCGTTAAAGGTGATGCGCTCGCCGGTTGACGCCGTGGGTTTGTCGCTTGCGTCAATATCCATGCCGGCGAGCGCAATGACGAGATTCATAACGGGCAGTGCCACAGCCTCGACATGCCGCAGCGGATAGGCTTCAAAGGCTTTCAGAACGTCGGGAATGCTCGACTTTTGATCCGAACACTCCCCGATTACGTCGGCAATATGAGTAAGAGAACCGCCGGCAATTGCGCGCAACAGCACATCAAAGCCGTAGCGGTTCTCCAATCGATAGCCAGCACGGAGCGTCGGACGCAATCGGACCATTTCTGTGCCGATGGTAAGAGTCGTCTCGCCGCTTCCGAGCCGCATCGATCTTCACTCGCCGCTTGCTTACGCCGTGGCCGATTCATCGCCGTACACGTACAGCAGCCCGCCGTTCGTTTCGTCGGGGTACCCCGTGAACTCGACATTAAACACGCGCTCCTCATCGAGCTTGTACGCGAAGCTCATGCTTCCCGAAGTCATGGCGAGCGGAACGACAAAATCCTGAGACTTGTCATTTGCGGCCACGCCTTGCGGGTGCAGCGTGAGCTTTTGCGCGAGTGCGCGGAGCGAGGTTCCGACACCGTTCGGGACCGTCACTTTCTTTTTGGTCGAATCAACGCCATCGGTCACGAGCGCCGCACCCGGCATAATCGCAACGAGATTGTCGAGCGTGGACTCGGCCATCGGCACTTTCACCTTGACGGTGCGCCCGGTAATCACGCTGTCGATCGGGGAATCGCCAAACTGATCCACTTTCACGTCGGCGGCCGTGGTGGCTACCTCAACCTCTACGCCACCCTTGGTATAGCCTAGGTCAACGGCATTAAAAGTCACGCTGCACGGGCCGAGCTTCACATTGTCCGGGCTTGAAGGCATTTAGAAAATCCTTTCGTTATAAAGATGGATGGTGCAACGGGGCTTTATTGCCCCGTCGCTAATTGGTGCTCGGATTAGACCGAACACTTCAGCTTGACGATGCGATCCGGGTGGGTCACGTCGGCACCCACGCGTTTGCGAGCATGAAAGCGGACGATGCCCGACGCGGCTTGCGTGAACGGGTCGCGCAGCACGGACAGCGAGACGCGGTCTACCACGCGGTAGCCCGACATATCGCCAAAGGCGATGGGGTAGGTGTTCGCGCCGACGTCGTCCATATCGATCATTTCGGCAATCGGGCGACCAAGCAGGGTCATGGGCGCACCGGCGCTGATCGGATCGACGATAAGGTATCGACCGTTGCCATCTTTCCACTTGCGCACGGTCGCCAGCGTGGTGCGATTCATGAGCCAAGTCCCGTTCTGCGCATGCACAGCCGGCAATGCGTGGAATAGGTCGAAGATCGCATCCGCAGGATCGGTCGCGGCGAAGTTGTCTGCCACGCCAGTCACGATGATGTTGGTGATCGCCGCAGAAGCCATCAGGCCGACGGGCTGGTTGTTGCCGTCGCCGCTACCTTTGACGAATGCGGTGCCTTCGGCCTTGCCGAATTGCTCCGCAAACTCCGCAGCAAGCTCGCCCGTGAGGTTGTAGGCGTTGTCCTCAAGCAGTTGCTGACTCACGTCAACGTAGGTCGCAAGCTCATGCGGCGTGATCGTGAGTTGGCCGAACGTCGGCTCGGATTCGCTCCGCGCGGCAGTTTCACCCACCCACGACGCGGCGAGCGAGGTAAGCCGCTTCGGATACTTCACGGCGCTCGCGCCGATGGTGACAACCTTGGCGTAGGAGCGCAGCGGGCTGTACTGCACCAGCGCCTTCAGCAACTCGTTGCCGAATGCCTCGGGTGCGATGTAGCCGCCGCTGGCGTCGGTGGCGACAACGAGCGACTTGATTTCGTCCGCAGCCATGCGCTCGATACCGCGACGGGCGAACGATTCAAACGCCTTGGTTTCAAGCTCGGCATCTTCGCTCTTGCGCTCGCCAGTGATGACACCCGGACGATTCATCTTCGCCTCGA